ATCGTACCTCGCCTAACGGGCCGCGCGTCGAGCGCCTTGCCGTCATCCCTAAACACGCGAGCCATTGCCTTCGTACAGGCGTGGCAATAACGATAGGTCGCGACCGGCGCGGGGCTCCCGTCTTGCCACAGCATGGTCAGCGCGCGCCCTTTCTCACCTTTCTGGATCGTCGCCGGACAGAGACAACAATCGTGCACTAATCGAAACGTCACGATTTTGTCACGTAGCGTTTTGTCGCCGGGATCGCCAAAATCCCCGTCAAACGGATTGTATTGGCAAGCAGACGCGAGAGTTGCGACGTTCACAGCACGTCCGCCCGAACTACCGCCACTCCGCGCAGCCCCACGACACGAGCCGCCCCTGCGCTAAGGTCCAGTTGCCGCCCCTTGATGAATGGGCCGCGATCCGTGATCCGCACCACCACGCATTTAATGAGGCACACACGCAGGCGCGTACCGAACGGCAACGTGCGATGCGCCGCCGTCAGCCCATTTGGTAAGAAGTACTCACCGGACGCCGTCACTTTGCTACGGCTGCACTGGCCCGGCGTGCGGCAGTCGTACCAAGAGGCGCGCATGCCGCTGGCGTATACGGGCACGCCGTGACACGTGGACAACGTCGCGGCGAGCAACAAGGCGACGAGGCGCGTCATGCCGCCACCTGATCAATCGCGGCGAGAGGGGGCGAGTCGACGCGGGGGATCGCCAGCGCGCGGAGGCGCGCGACGTTGTCTGGCGTCATTTCGTAGCCGACGCCGTAAAGTTTTCCGAATTCGATTCCGTGGGGCTTGAGTTTTTTACAAATGCTGTAGAACAAAGAATTGAAGATTTTCGGGTCAGGCGTTTCGTCACCGACGCGCATTGAATAGAAAAGCACGTGCAGTGCGTCGCGAGTGATACGACCGTATCGCGCAATCGCCGCCGCCATCTTCGCTTGACTGACCGTCAATCCTGCGACGCCGATCAGCGACAACGCGTCGTCCCGGCCGTCCATAGTCAGGTCCCGAATCGTCGCCTGTGCGTCCTCCAGTTGGTTCCGAAGGCGGGCGTTTTCCCGTGCTAAAGGGTGCGTGTTCATGGTTGGCAGACTATCCCGCGCCGTGCATACTGTCAACAGACAACTAAGCCCCACGTCCGTATCTGTGTTTTCGCGCCTTCCAGCGAATTCGCCCATGCGATGCCGGCCGCACCCGCCGCCTCGTAGCGCGCCCACATGGTCAATTGCGCGGGGCTAAGACGGCCAGTTTCGTCTTTCAGTTCCAGAATGTAGAAGCGACTGGCGCGGAGGAAGGTCAAATCGAATATGCCCGGCACGACGCCTATCTCTTGGAATCGCGCCCCCTCTACCGCGCTACGCGCGCCGCCGTTCGGCGTGTGCCAGCCGATCACGTCGGGTAAGGCGGCGGGGACAATTTGCCACTCCCCGGCGCGCAGATGGCGCTTAGGGTAGCGTTTGCCGGCGAACCATATCCACAGCGCCCTTTGAATCGCCCACTCGTTAGGTACAGACATTGGCGTCTCTCAATCTTTGGTATCGTCGGCTCTGTGCCGCACTCATTCTGGCAATCGTCTCTGCGGAGAACACGCGCCCTTTTAACTTTGCACCAGCCCGCGCACGCTTTTCTGGATCACGATTTCGAGTTGTCGCGCTCATTCTAGCGCGCGTTTCGTCGGATAGTTTCCGTCCTTTGCCTGCCGCGCTGACTTTTGCGCGATGTTCGGCAGATAACTTTTTACCCACTTGCCACGCGCTCATCTTGGCGCGCGTCTCTGCGGATCGATTTGCGCTGGCTTTGCCAATATTGGCACGATGTTCCGCAGTAAATACGCGGCCTTTCAGTGCTACCGAACGTTTTGCGCGGGTTTCGGCCGAAGGAATATATCCGGGCACTCCTTGACCACCGGCAGTGATGTTTACTGCGTCGTTCGAAGCTAATCGCAGCATGCGTATCCAGAATTTTTCTCGCGCAGCCCAATCGTCGGAGGGCGATACTGTTTCCATAATTTGGACTCGAATATGATTGCCGCATTTGTTGAGTCGAACGGATATCGCCTTCGCGGGATATTTGTTTGCGTCGCTTGTGTGTTTTTGAAATCTATCCTTGGGACGGAGGATCGTTTTGCCACAATAAAACGGTATGCCGCTAGGCGCTTCTCTCAGTATTTCCGGGCGCACATCTATCAGCCAATAGATGACAGTGGGGCGCGTGTTCGGAATGCGCGCCATTCTAACTATACCTATCCTTTGGCCGGCCTTCCGCCGCGAGCGGGAAGTCGGGAGCCCACGGGGGCGGGGTGGTCATTATGCGAATCATGTTTTGGCAAAGCGCATCCGCCTCTTGTTCGTCCACGAGCGCCGTTAGCGAATCGTAGCATTGCAGCACCAGTTCATACCGGCTGTCCCGCGCTATCTGCATTTCGGCCGCGAACATCAATTCGCGCATGGCGCCCTGGATAACGAAATTCATCAACACCCCACCCCACATAGATTCCTCGGTCCAGCCGAAGCGTGGGTGCTGGAAGTGGTAAAATAATCGGCCCTCGTAGTCGACTCCAGCGTCCGGCATATACATCCATGTACCGGACGGACGTCGCATACGCAGCCATCCACCTTCGAATACAAAGTGCACGCGATCGCGACACGCTGTGAACGTGTGGCCGGGATTGCGCACCGCGTCTATCGCGGCGTTCTCTAGCGGCGTCCAGCCGTTGCGCTTCACCTCGGGGAACAGGTCGCGATATCCGTAAACCGCCTTTGACGCCGTGTCCTCGTCGATTTTATTTTTGAGCGCGACAGTTGTAACGCCCGCACCGTATCCACAACTCAACACAGGCACCTTGCCGTAGTTCTGGCGCGCCTCGGGGTGGTCTGTCTTATTGACCAGGTAGCCAAGAATTTGACTTGCGACGTTGCAATACAAATCTTCATTACGTCGGTAAGCGGCGAGTGCCGACTCGCAATCCGAAATCCAGAACACGCCGCGCGCTTCAATCGCGCTAAGGTCGGGCGACACGATCTTTTTCCCCACGGGCGCGCAAATGGTCGAGCGGATATGGTCCGCCAAAATTTCCTCGGGGTCGCCCATGCTCCTAAGTAGCGCCAAGTCGCCCGAACGTATCGCCGCCAAGGCGCGGTCCGGCTCATAACGAATTTTCCACTCGGGAATGGTCAACGCACGACCCGCCTTTATCGCGGCGAGTCCGGCCGACTTGTCCGCCGCCAGCTTAGGCCGGAACAGATTTAGCGGCTGCCACAAACGGCCCGCGTTGCGTAGCGTCGAGGTGCCGGCATATTCGATTTGATAGTGCAGTCGGCCGTTCGGGCTCACACATTCGGACGCCGTCTCGTACTTGGCTACTGACCCCTTGCCAGCCTCTTGCCGCGCTTGCGCGACGACGCGCACCGCTTCGGGACATTTCGGGTCGGCGATGATTTCCGGCACCGTGTCTTTCGTCCATGATGGCGCGTGGTAGCCGTAGCGCTCCGCCCACGCGACAAGCTGGCCCGGCGCCTGCAGGCTTTGGATCATGCCGCCAGTATAGGCGCGAATGCGATCGGTAACGTTCCGGCGGCTTTCCTCCGCCATCGTGACCGCACCGTGGATCAAATCCGTATCGACCGGGATTCCGGTTTCGTTCATTTTCCAGACGTGCAAAAATATCTCGTATTCCTCGGGCTCTAATTCCGGAATGCGTTTGTCTATCTCGCGCGACACCCGCACGTCCGCCGCGTTATAGGCGCAATTTCGCGCAACTTTTTTTGCGTCCTCAAACCACTTTTCGCCGCCGTCTTTGCGCTTTCCGTTGGCGCGCTCGGCAAGTGACATACGCTGCCATTTTGTCCAAGTGGGGCGCGGCTTCCAGAGCTGCCGGCTAAGTTTGTTGCCTTCCTTGTCTTTGCCTTCCGGCAGCCCGAGCACCTTGGCGCCGTTTTCTACGGATCCGGGCAGGCCATGGCGCCGGGCGCGCGCGGCCGTGCAGCTCCATTTTTCTTTTGGAATATCGACGCGAAGGCACGCGCTTGTTACGGCTTGATCGAACGGCGCATTGCTCGCGACCAGGCGCGTCGCGGCGCGCAGAATGGCGATTACGACTTCCGGCGCGACAGCGTTAAGCCCGAGCGCGGCCATTTCGGCGTGGAGCGCGTCGCGGCCGTCGCTGGACGGAATAAAAGACGTGGTGCAAATGAAATTGTCGGTAGCGACCGTCGCGCATGTAACTTCGGTCGACGGATGATTTTTGTATATGTCCAATCCACGATCGGAAAGGTCGACCTCGGAGCGCGTTTCCGTGTCCACGATTACGCGCACGAATTACCAAACCCGCACGTCGGATAACGCCGCGTGGACGAATGGCGCGGCCGGTATCGAGCACATGGCATCGCTGGCCAGTGCCGATATAAGCCGGTTCGCTTCGCCCTTGGTCAAGTCGCGCGTGTTGACGCGGATGGCGATTTCCACGTCGCCATATTCGAAACTCGCCGTGACCGTCTTGGTGCGTCGCATGGGTCGCCTCGCTATGTTCGCAGCATTAGAGAGGGCACGGTTCTTCCCTCAATTTCATACTTCGCCCGTGCCACGCCCGAGGGTCGTGCGCCGCTGTTTCCAGCGCCCTCCCTAATGCGGCTGATTTAATTGGTGCGGCGGCTACAGGTCTGTTGCTTGCCGCCGCACCATGTGTCCGCGCCCGCTGCTAGCGCGGGAACGCGGGCAGGGGCGGGCCGGGCGGCATCGCCGGGGGAGCTGGCGCAAGGGGCGGGCTCGGTGGTGCGTAAGCGGCCGGGGCGGCCGGGGCGGGTGGTGCGTAGGCGACGGGGCCGGGTGCTGCGGGCGGAGGTGCGGCCACGGGAGCCATTCCGGCAGTCGGTGGTGCCATCGTGGCAATCGCACCGAACATCGCGTCGGCCGACTTGGGTCCGCCACCGTTCCCGATTGCTTCGCCGGGACGCGTGAACATCACGCCATCGAAACAGATGTTGACGCCGAACGTGCCTTGCTCATGCTCGTATGCCAGTCCGTAAATCGAAACGTTGGCATAGTCGCCGGACTTGTACATCGTCTGCCCCGCTACAACTGCGGAAGGAATTGGCACCGCTTGCTTGTTCTGCAGCACGGCGACGCGCGGGCCGGGTTCCAGAAAATGGGACGCCTCGACTTGCCAGTGGCCCTTGCGCCAAGCATGGGCGTTGGGGTCGACGACCTTTGCGGGCTGACCCGGCAACGGCGCTTTCTGCTTGTACGGAACGTCGCCGTCGAGAATTGGCCACCGGGCACCCTGCGGCCAAACCCACTGTCCGGCCGCGTCGACCGAACCGGGCCACAGATTGCGCGCGGCATCGTAACAGTGTCCCGCAAGGATTTTGTAGTTGGCGCATTGCATCGGGTCGGCGTGTGTTTTCGGCGCCAGCACCACGATTTCGTAAGAAGGATTTTTGATCGGCGTTCCGTCCGCGCGCTTGAGGCGCCGTTCGAACACGAACGGATAAGCGGTGCGCCACTCAGGACTGACGTTCGGAATACTGCGCGCGTATTTCGTCTTTTTCTCAGACATGACTTAGCTTCCCTTTGCTGTGTTTAGCGTTACTTGGCTGTCTTAGCGGGCGCAGACTGTCACCAAACAGGCAACTTGTCAACCGCTACTAAAAGGCACCTTCGGCGACTTGCACACAAGGTATGCCCTTTTCGCGCCACATCTTGACGACCTGGTCGCGATCATCAAACGCCATGATCGGCTCGAAATCTTCCGCACGAATTTGGTCCAGCATTTCGGCTTTGACCAGGTTGTCGGGCCGATGGTCGCCATCGCGGCGCATGTACAGCTCGTCGTCGTAAACGCCGCCGATATTCTTATCGAGCCACGCCAGCGTTTCTGCGCGGACACGATCGGATCGGCCCGATACAAAGAACACGTCGCGACCGGCCGCGTGCAGCGTTTGCACCAATTCGATCATGTGCGGGATTGGCGCGTCGTCGGGGCACGCCGCAAAGAATGCGTCCCAATTCTTGGGCGTGGATTGGATGTGGTGCAGACGGTGCGTCAAGTCGGCGAGCGTGCCGTCTATGTCGAATAGATATGCGCGCATTTTGTTCACCACTTCTTGCCACCTTCGGCCAAACGCGCCTCGGGTTTGTGGTCCGCGCGGTGCGCGTTGAACGCCCGTTTTTCCGCCACGGCGGCGTCTAGGTCATAGCCATAAGCGCCGGCATAGTCGAAAATTCGGATAAGCGCGTCGGCCAGTTCGACCTCCGCCATTTTCCGGTGCGGCAGTTTGTCGTCCATGAGATTCTTGCGCTCGCCTTCCATAGCTTCCGACACCTCGGAAACGATCAGCATAAGCAGTTCGCCTTTGTTGCGGTCGAGACGTTCGCCAGTAGCGGGATGATGCCACCACGTTTGATTGGCCGCGTGGCAGTCGCGAGCAAGCGTATTGAGCGGACCGATTTCACGTTCGATTATCGCACCGTAACGCGATAACGTGCGACCATCTTTCGTGGTTTCCACCCAAGAATGTGTCACGTTTGAATCGCGCGTGAATAAATCGTTGCGTTCGACAATGGCGTTTCGACCGTAATCATACGGTCCGTTAGCGGAGGTTTGTGTATGACCCGGCGCACTGGCCGTCATATACCGTACTGCGTACTGTTTCATCCCGTCACCCCTTTGAACATTTCCGCCGCACTCCGCACCACAAACTCGGGCCTCTTGTCACTTGAGAATGCCAGCGCCGGGCCACCCTCGGGCCGGTCCGCCAACGATGCCACTACGTCCGCCGCAATGCCGAGTTTCTCCGCCTGTGCCGGCGTCGGCGGGTCGAGCGCGTCAACGCCACACTGCGCAACGACTATGGCGCGCGCCGCGGCGGGGTCTTTCCAGGCCCTATGCTTGCTTGTGGTCACCACCTTCATTCCGGGCGGGACATTGCCGGACAGTGCGCGCTTGGTCAGTGTTTTGTCGAAATTCTTAAACCAGTCCTCGATTGGACGCTTCACCGCATAGATCGCCGCAGCCTGGTCATTGGAAACTTCGTCGGGTGTGTGCTGCAGCATTACGGCGAGGTGACGCAGCAAATCGCGCGTCGCATCGCATCGGCCGAATAACGGACAATAGCGGCAGTGTTCTCCCGCCACGAATTTCTTAGGCCCGCTCGGCACGGCTGCGGCGCGCTCCGCAAACGCCCGCAAGCTATCGACACTCTCGGTCCACTGTTTCAGGCGCGGACCCGGAACGATGGAATTCGGCTGGCAAATTGCGTAGCGGATCCACTTGGTCGGGATATTGAATTGCAGAATGAGCGAGGCGGCGTAAACGCGCATTTGCTCATTTTCTTCAACCGACACGTCGACAAAACCGTTTTTCTTGTCCGCGACAGTAAGGACGGCGGACTCGGCATGCCAGTGGCCAAAGTCCAACCGGCCCCATATTTCATCGGTGAGACGCACGCGCGTTTCGATCCATTCGCGACCGGGCGTCGCGGTGCGGAGCTGCCGGACGTAATCGGCGAACAGCGCCACGCCATAGATGGCGGGGTGTTCGAAATTCAGGTCGCCGCCCTTTAGGACGCGTTCCAGTTCCTCATGCGCTGCAGTGCCTTCCTTTGCGGCCTCGCCTTCCTCTTGTGGCGGCAACCGGGCTATTGCCTCGGCGCTCGCGGTGCAGACGGTCCAGCGGTGCGCGCTAGAGGGGGCGTAAACGGCGTGAGCCGGGCCTGGTGCGACCGGCGGGGGAGGGGTGTGGGCGTTCATTGGTTCGCTGCCAACGCTTCGGGGTGCCACTCGGCGACGAAACTTGGATAATAATCGTCTGCGTTATCTGTGCCGAACGCCAACACGATTCTTCCGGTAATGGCGTCCACCAGTTCGACCGTGTCGCATATTTCCATGTTGTCGCCATACGATTTGCGGGACGTAACGTGGCGACCCGCTACGTTATGCGGCGAAACTTGTGTAGCCATCGACTCGTCAGCCGGCAAAACAGCGACATGCGCCAAGCAGGATCGGTAGCCGTCGCTCGGATCCTCGACAGCAGCGTACGTCACGCCATCAAGCGTAAATGCGATGCCGGCGCTCGCATCGTCGGCATATTCCAGTTTGCCGTAGTTTTTCGACGGGTCGACTGCGGTCAAGACGAACGTCTTTCCGTCAAAAAATGCCAAGTCCACCGTTTCGTTCGCCACGTCACGCCTCCCTTAAAGCAGTGCGGAGCGGCCCCTTCCAAGACCGCCCCGCTACACCACTCACGCTACGCCCAACAATCCCGCCGCCGCGCCCAACTGCGCATCGGTCGAGAACTGCAGCACGGCCGCCGCTTCCGCGTAGGTCGCGCCCTTGGTCACGATGCCCATATCGGCGAGCCAATCGGCCATCGCCTTGCCGCCGTCCGCCGATCCCGCGACGCGCTTGTTCACTTCGGCAAGCACGAGCGGCGCGAGCCGACCCGCACCGGGCGGACTGGCGGGGGCGACCGGGGGCGCAACCGCAAGGGGCGGCGGCGGGGGCGCAACGAACGCGGGGGCCACAATGCCGTCCGTACGCTTCAAGCCTTCCGGGATACCGGACACCGGATCCTCGGCGCCGAGAGACGCGGGCGCAACGGGCGCCGGGGCTGTGACCAGTGGCGGCGTGGGCGGAGCAGGAGCGGCCGGAACCGGCATCGGCGCGGGTGCGGTAGCCGCTGCAATACGTGCCGCGTCCGCAGCCATTTCGGCCTTGGTGCGCCGTTTGCGCGTCGGGGCGGCGGTTTCGCCTGTCCGCGTATTGTCAACGGCAAGGTGCACTGTCGACGTAGTCCCGTCCGTCCCGGCAAGCGCCTTGGCGGTTTCGAAGAACTGGCCCAACTCGGTCGAGCCTTCCGACAGAATCGCCAGCCCTTCGGCGATCGATCCTGTCTCGAATTCCAATTCAAGCGGATTTTGCTTGACAGTAAAGCGGAACGTCATATTGTACCCTCATGTGTGAAAGCGTATGCGGTTTATGTTTACTATCCCGCGCGCCGCTAACTGTCAACAAGAAAATGCAAGATACCAAACTTTGTTCCTGTGGTGGTGGTGGGACTGGGGGTAAGAAGCTTAAGCCGGCCGCTGTGAAAGGGGCCACGCGCAACATAGGTATCAACCGGCGCCGAGTCGCGCCACTAAAGAGGTGATTGGTGTAAACATGAATGCAGTACGAACTAACACTCCCAAGCATGTTTCAGCTCGTCGCGGCATTGCGTCGGACAAAGGCCGCGAGGTAAGAAAACGCTTTGACGGGAAAGTGTTTGAAGCCCTCGCCGACGATTTGAAGTCCGGTCGCATTCCGCTCGATCGCGTCGTTGTGTCGGACGATCGGACAACGGGACTGCGCGCAATCATCCGAAATACGGGCGCCATTTCATTTCACGTCCAGTACTTGTCTGAGGACGGCAGCCGCCCTTATATTTTGATGGGACACTATCCTGATACGACCGTTGACCGCGCTCGCGAACGTGCCCGCACCATCCACACGCTTGCGGCGAAGGGAATCGACCCGACTGCCGGATTGCACGCGCGACTCCTGAAAGAGCTGGACCGCGACGGGGTACGTTGGAAACCATAAGCGTTTTGTTTCGGAGACGTAACGATTTCCAAGTGTAGGTACCGCGCCACGCTAGGCGCGCTTTCCCTAGCATTCATGTTGACAGTTTGCAGATTTGTTGACAAATCACGCCGCTTGTTGCACTGTGGCGCGACCGATGCCCCACCAGCCCCAACCTACTGTCGCCACCGGAAGCACGATTGACCCTGTGCGCGTAGTAGGCGCGGCGTGAGCACAACGCTTATCCTACTCGGCGACGTGCGCGACCGATTACGCCAGATACCGAGCGAGTCCGTGCATTGCGTCGTGACCAGTCCGCCCTATTTTGGGTTGCGCGCATATTTGCCCGATGGCCATCCCGACAAGCACTTGGAAGTAGGCGCGGAAGCCACGCCCGACGCGTATGTGGCGGAGCTGGTCGCGGTGTTTCGTGAATGCCGAAGGGTCTTAAGGGGCGACGGGACGCTGTGGCTGAATTTGGGTGATTCGTATGCGGCAGGCCCCTCCGATCGAGTTGATCCGACAAAGTGGCCAAAACAATCAAGTTCGCGCGGCACGGTAGACAACGAAATTCGCGTATTCTCTAAGTCGTTCGGACTAGCCAACAAACAGCGACTCATGATTCCCGCGCGCGTCGCCCTCGCCATGCAAGCCGATGGCTGGTGGCTGCGCGACGAAATCATATGGCACAAGCCAAACCCGATGCCCGTCTCGGTTACGGATCGCACCACGCCGGCGCACGAAATGCTCTATATGTTCGCGAAGTCCAGTCGGTATTATTACGACATGGAAGCGATTAAAGAGCCATCTAAGAGCGACGTGCAACAGCGACGTCGCGCGAACGGTGTGAGTGTCGAGGACCAAGGCCGTATCGCATCCGAACGCAAACAAGACGCTGTCGGAAATCGCACATATACCGGATTTAACGAAAGGTATGCGAGTGCGACGGCTAACTGCGGCGTCTCGCCATTGCGACAACCTCGTTCCGTCTGGACCGTCACGCCCAAGCCCTTTTCCGGTGCACACTTTGCCACGTTTCCGCCCGACCTGATTCGTCCGTGCATCCTCGCCGGTTGTCCGCCGCTTGGGCTTGTCCTCGACCCCTTTTTCGGTGCCGGCACCACTGGCTTAGTCGCCGCGTCGCTTGGTCGTTCCTGTCTCGGTATCGAACTTAATCCCGAGTACGGGGCTATTGCGGCAGAGCGTCTCGGGCTGCGCCCCTTGGCCGATGGCATCTTGGGCGGCGAGCATATCACGTCACCCCCGTTGGCGCCCGTATGACCACTACCACCCTCGACCCACTTGCCTTTTACGCGCGCATTGGCGCTGCGCTTTTCCCTATACCAGCCGGGCAAAAATCTCCCGGCGGCATAGTCGGCTCTTGGAAACTTGACCATTCCAAGGATCCCGAACAGTGGCAACGATGGTACGCCGCGCACCACTGCAATTTCGGACTCGTGGCATTTGCGTCCAACCTTATCGTAATTGATATCGACGTTACCAAAACGAACAGGGACGCCGCGTGGGCCGCGTGGTGCGACCTCTGCCAAGAGTGGGGCTTGCCCGGTCCGCTCGCGCCCTATTGCCAATCAGCTCGCGGCGGGTGGCACGTGCTGTGCACCGTGCCGCCGGGCGTGGATGCCGCCAATCTAAGACAGCCCGACGCGATCAAAGGCGTAATCAATATCCGCTGCATTGGCTTCGTGGTCGCGGCTGGCAGCACTTATGTCGAGGAAGGGGTGCCGCGCCCTTACTTGTTGCTATCCGATACACCGCCGCACCCCGCACCCGCCGCGCTTGTCGAACATTGCACGCGCCGCGCACCGCGTCCCGGCACCAGCGCACGTCCCGGTTCGCGCGATATCAACGACACCGCGACAATGATAAAGTGGCTCGTCGAGCGTGACGCCTTTTCCAGCTACGAAGATTGGATCAGCGTTGGCATGGCGCTTAAGTTGGAATTCGGCGATGCCGGATTCGATTTGTGGGGCCTCACGCACGATGGCACCGTGACGGACGATGTCGCGGATGCGAAATGGAACAGCTTCGCCAGCGAGCCAGCGGCAGGCGTGCAGACGTTAAACACATGGATGAAACGCGCCCATAACGTAGGGTGGAAGGGTAATATTGGAACGACAATTGGCGCCATGTTCGCGATCGCCACGGGATCCGCCGCGACCGTTCAAGCATTAGCTACCGGGTCGGGCGCCACGTTGTCCAGTTCGGCTATGCCGCTTGCTGACACTCAAAAAGTCATTGCGGCACTTGGGCAACCGATATTAGACAACTTCCTCGCCGGCACGACCGATGCGCCCTTTCGTCCCTTATCCGCCGACCATCCGACGTTGCCCGCGGAACTGTCTAACCACCCACTATACGATCAACTGCTACTCGCCATAGATCGCATTTTTGCGATGGCGGAAGGCGGATCGAAGGGCTTTCGGCAAAGCCGCGTGCTGCCTGCTATCGCTGTTTTGTCCTCGGTACACCCGACCGTTTGCGAGCATCTTTGCCAGCGCATTTCTGCCCTCGGCGGTGTGATATCGCCCGGTCAACTCGACTCCGCAATCAAGAGTTTCGAAGGAAAAGTGCGTGCGGAGATTCGCACCGCAGCCGGGTTCGTACTCAATAATAGAGGCGAGCCGTCGCCGGAAAACAGCGACAACGTCCATGTGTTTTTGAGGCAACGCGGCGTCAAATTTCGCCTCAATACCTGGAAAGATCAAATCGAAGTGTCGGACGCGGATAAGGACGCGTATTTGCAACTCACCGACCGGATCGCGAACGGCCTGTTGAACGAAGCGGAAAATAGTCAGTTCAACTACCACCCGTCCGAGGGTCGCTTTCGTCGTGGCATTGAGTACGCAGCGTCCGCCAATCTGCACGATCCATTGCGCGAGCGCATGGACGCGTTGCAAGCCGCGTGGGACCAGGTACCCCGTCTTGACCGTTGGCTGTCGCGGGCGGTTGGCGTAGCGCCGGACGCGTATCATACCGCCGTGGGTCGCAATCTTATCGGCGGCATGGTTCGACGTGCACGGCATCCCGGCTGCGAACAGGCCGAAACGGTTATTTTTATCAGCCCCACGCAGGGCACGGGCAAGTCGACCCTGTGCAAAATTTTAGCTCTTGAGCCCGAGTGGCACACCGATTCGCTGCGATTTGGTGGTTCGCAACAAAACACGATTCCGCAAATGGCGGGAAAATGGGTAATCGAACTATCCGAGTTGGCCGGCATGAACAAGTCGGCCGTCGAAGAAATCAAAAATTTCATGTCCGCCACAACGGACAATTACACGAAAAAGTATCAGGCATTCGCCACCGATCATCCGCGCCGCTGTGTGTTTATCGGCACCAGCAATGACAAGCGCCCTCTTATCGACGCAACTGGCGGCAGGAGATTCCTACCCGTGCATGTGCTCGGAGAAGTCAATACGGAGTGGCTACGCGCGAACATCCGGCAAGTGATTGGAGAGTGCGCGGCGCGCGAGGCTGCAGGCGAATCGTTTGCTCTTCCGCGAGAGATTTGGGCACTCGCCGGCAAACACCAGGAAGCCGCGCGCGCCATGACGCCGGTAGAGGAACTATGTCACGACTGGTTCGATCGGTCGACTACGGAAGAACAAGGCTTTTTTGTTACCGCAGAAGATATCGGACGCGGAATCAAGATGGCAGGGCAGGCGGGTCGCTATTCTGGCTTTCTCGACAAATTAGGCTGGCGATCAGAAAGCCTGGTCGTGCCGAGCGACGGCCGCAAGTGTCGCGTATGGGTCAAGCACATTTCGAACGCGTTGGCAGATTGCGTGCGACTGGAGCCGGTGCAGACACACGTCAACGGGCGCGTTGAAATGCGCATGCGCGCCGTGGCCGTGGCGGCCGTGGCGGCTCCGGGTGCGTTGTCGCGGCTGCCGCCGATATGACCGCCTTTACCCTGCGACGCGGCTCTTTCGTAATTGGCACAGGCACCTTTGCCCGCCCTACGCGATTCTTGTCAGTGTGCAGCGGCATCGAAGCTGCATCGGTGGCGTGGAAGCCGATCGGCTGGGTGCATTCCGTGTGCCTCGGTAGCGACCCGATTTTTGCACACGAACTGGCAATGCCGCTCACCACGCGCAACGGCGATCCCGGCGTTATTGCGTTCTCCGCCAAAGATTACGGTGCGGACGCATCGGTCGAGCTGTCTCCTACCCTCGGGCACACGGGCAGTCATGCGAATGCGGGCGTGATGCCTGCGATTGTCCAAACCGTCGCCCTGCGCGGCCGGGAAGGCGGCGGTACGGCTGAATCGACTGCGCTGCGCGCATCCCAAGGCGGGGGCGACAAGCCGCATGTGCTGTTGACCAGTGCAGTTCGTCGCCTCACGCCTCGCGAATGTGAAAGACTAATGGGGTTCCAATTCCTCGTCGACCCAACCTATCCCGGCGCGTGGGCAGACGCTTCCAATAGGTTTTGGAGTCCCGATTACACCCAACTCCCCGGCCACAAAGCAGACGGACCGCGCTACAAGGCACTCGGCAACAGTTGGGCCGTGCCGAAATTCCGGTGGCTCGGGGAGCGATTTGCAGCGGTGCATGCCGCAGCGTTCCGCCTAGTTGGCAGCGATTATCAGTTGACACAACCGCTCCACACTGGGGCGGTTTGTTATTTTTAAGCTAAAACGTCTGTCAACACGTATTTGAAGGGACGTTTTGGGCGTTGCCAAATTCAATTGCAAAATCAATGCTTTGGACGCAAAGGACGTTTTGGACACGTGATTCCCTATTGTTTACTTTTGGCGCAATGTAACGACTATTTACATGACTATTACTCGAGCAGATAACTTATACATAGAATCATGTGTTTCGTGTTCTAGACGTCCAAAGCACTGGAAAATATAGCATTTTAGGTGGACGTTTTGGCTGCGCCAGACGGTCCCGATCGGCGTAAAACGTCCAAACAACAACACTTATGCGTTGACACCTCGGAGGCAGCCCCATACTGCGACATTCTGCCACGGTCTCGGCTAAGATAACTGTTCACTTAGTTGTTGACAGTATGCGGAGGAGTGCTAATGTGGCGTTACCGAAACGGGAGATACGCAGATGACCACCGCAACCGCCTTCAACACCTTCGGCACGCAGCACAGCCGGGTAGTGGCGAAATTCGACGTCGTCGATATGAACGACGCGGTGCGGATCGCTGCAAAATGGAACAGCGACGAAGCGCGCAAAGACATGCGGGTGAATTTCGTTTCGCTCGATGGCAAGATGCGCTCGCTTGCCGACGTCGCGCTGCCGCTGTTTCAGGTGCAATCATGAAACGTCCTAAGCCGACGCGATCCGACTTACGCCTTGCGCGTGATGCTGGTGCGCCCTTGCCGCCGGACAGTCCCGAGAAGGCGCGCATTTACGAACAGTTGGAACGTGTGCGCCACATAATCAGCAACGTCGAACTGACGCCACTGCCGGACGCGGACGACCAAGCGTCCGTGCTGTACCACTTGACGCAAGCGCGCACGGTGTACCGGCGCGCGTATGATGGAGGCAAATAGGCCATGGACCGCGCCCCCACCAGTAACGAATGGGAATGCGACGATTGCAGCTCTTACAACGACGTCGAGGACGAAACGTGCCGTGAGTGCGGATCGCCGCAAGCTTGTAGGACCGTGTACGGCGGCGAGGGGTCGTTGCGGGATTGCGTTCGCGAATAGAGTTGTTGACAGTATGCGCAAGATGTGACAAACACCACCCACAACTAGGAGCGAACCATGCTCGCCTTTCGTGACACCACTGTCTCCAAGCGCACCGTCATGGCGCAGTTGCGTCGGCACGCCAATGCCGATGCGTTCGTAAAAGGCATGTATTGGCAAGACGGAAAAGGCTGCGCGGTCGGTTGCACGATCCACAGTGGCGAGCACGCAGAATACGAGACGCGCTTCGGCATTCCGCAAATGCTGGCGCGTTTGGAAGATACGATTTTCGAGGGCCTTCCGAACGGAAAGGCAAAAGAATGGCCGCTGCAGTTCATGTCGGCTGTTAAACCCGGTGCGGATTTATCGCGCGTCGGTTGGCAGTTCCTGTATTGGCTCTTGACCGATGAAAAGGTCAATCCCGGCATCAATCATCCGCTTGTACGCGACGCGGTGAAACAGTGCGCCGACGTGCTGGTGCCTTTGACCAAGGGCGAGCCGGTAAACGCACAACTGGCGGACTCGGCGCGCTCGGCGGCGGACTCGGCGCGCTCGGCGGCGTACTCGGCGTACTCGGCGGACTCGGCGGACTCGGCGCGCTCGGCGGACTCGGCGGCGTACTCGGCGGACTCGGCGCGCTCGGCGGACTCGGCGTACTCGGCGTACTCGGCGCGCTCGGCGGCGTACTCGGCGCGCTCGGCGCGCTCGGCGGCGTACTCGGCGTACTCGGCGTACTCGGCGTACTCGGCGTACTCGGCGGCGTACTCGGCGGCGCGCTCGGCGGCGTACTCGGCGTACTCGGCGTACTCGGCGTACTCGGCGTACTCGGCGGCGGACTCGGCGGCGGACTCGGCGTATGTATTAATGGCCAAAAAGCTACTGGAGTTGATCCAGGCAGCGCCGGTGGTGGCGTGATGTACCGCCGCAACGTAGCGCAGACGCCGCGCCCAGACGCCACAGTGGTAAAATCATTCGTTACGATGGCCGCGCACAAGGTGCTCGACTATCTCGCCGCCATGGGCGTGTACGAAGCCGCCTCGCGTGACAATCGGCGCTGGAATCGCATCGAAAAGAAACGCCGCCAAACGTCCACGTATTTCGCTGCGGGTCTTAACGGTTCGGCCGCGCTGGCGCGACGCGCTCGGCAGCGCGTGACGGGCGTATCGTGCCAAGCGGCGGGGTACGTGTCGTGACGCGCGCTGAAACAAACGGCGCGTTCGCTGCTGTCCTCGTCGCGTGCATTGCGCTTGGCGTGTTGATCGGGCCGGCTGCTATCTTATTTATCGCGGCAACTAGGTGATGACCGGCCTTGTCCGCACGCGTGATTGCATCGGCTTGGCCCTGTGCCTGGTACTCGGCGCGGGCGGCAGCTTCGCGGCGATCGTGATTATAGCGGCGACGAGGTGACAGCCATGGACGTCAAGGTGGGCGATACGGTGCATGTGCGGGGCGTGGTCATGGCAGCCGTACCGGAACGTGATTATTACGTGGCGAACGTTGGATCGTTTGGCGCGTATGTTCAAACACAGGCCTGCAATATCGTCCACGTCGAGCCGCGCGCGTTGGCGGTCGGTGACATTGTGCACCTAGGCAAAGGACCACTGCGCGGTCAAATCAATGCGATCGCATCGCCCTACGCATGGGTGCAGTTTCCGGGCATGGCGGGACCGCAGACGCGCAAATTGTCCGACCTGGTCCGCGCGTGACGCCCGAACAGTCCCGCTTCCTCGCCCTTCACGCGCACAGGAACGTCGTGCAGTGGCAGTGGTTCATGCAGGACACGCAATTGCGCGCCACGACCGATAACGGGTACGCGGCGACGCTTAGCCGGCTCGGGGCCGAACAGCTTGTGGCGTGGGGTTTTATGACGTGCGGCACTGGCCATTCCAAGGAAGTAACGGACGCGGGCAGGGCGGCGATATTGGAGGCGGCATGCGCAACAGATTGAAACGGTGGGTCGTCAGAGGCGTCTCGTACGCTATTTGTGCGCCTATCATCCTATTTTATAGCATTGCGAAGTGCGGCGAAATAATTACTACCGCGGCCGAATGGTGCGCTAAAAACCGCAAATGGGTCGGTTGGCTTATCGGCGTACAAGAGCGATACGCCGCTCGACACGGAGTCGACATATGACCATCCTTTGGGACTTTGACGCGCAAGCAATCGCTGCGATACCGCCCGACGAGGTGCCGATCGCGCCGGCCCCGCCGCAAGAGCCCGACGTCTGGATTCAAACGCTGCCTTCCGCCGGCTCGCGCAAGGGCGGTTACGTCGACCTGGTCAATCCCACGCCAACCATGATTGATTTTGAAACGATCGCCACGGTGCTTGCCGGCGTGCCGCGATTCGCTCGCCACACGGGATCCGGCGCGTTGTCGGTGGCGCAGCACTGCATGGAAGGCGCGGCGGCTATACGCCGAGAGGGAGGGGCGAAATTGGCCGCGGCGGCGTTCCTGATTCACGACGCGCATGAGGCGTATATCGGCGATATCGCAACGCCTGTGGCAATGGCCTTACAGGAATATGCGGGCGGTTTCGAGCATGGCCCGTGGGTAGTTCGTAGCGCCCTTGCATTGCTTAAGGCGCGATTGGACGCCGCGATTTACCAAGCCGCCGGCTTGCCGTGGCCGCTGCCGTCCGAAATAAAAGAAGCAGTCAAAGCAATGGACGCGCGCATGCTCGCGACGGAACGCCATCACCGAATGGCCGAACCGCCGTTCGCGTGGAAGGAAGCGGCGCCGCTGGTCGAGGGCGTCGACCTGTGGCCTTGGAGCGAAGGCACGACGCGCGCGGTCTACTGGCGGGCATTGCGCGAGGGATTGCCGACGCTCCGCACAGGTTATTGTTGACAGTATGCGCTAGGTGTGACAGAGATACGAACGTGCCTTGGTGGGAAGTCGTAAGCCGTTGTGCTCGGCGCCGAGATAATCAGCGGAGCAGCCCACGCCTCGCTAAGCCCGAGGGCAAGACGTCTGTTGCGCTGTGGCGCTCAGATTCATCGGGCGGAGAAACAACGTTGCGAGGGTCGCGCCTCGTGGGCACTTAAGTTTTAGGGAGCGAAGGCACATGACAGGTACAATCTTATTTGCGATCGCGGGGGCCGCCATTTGGTTCACCGTCGTCATGCTGAATAGGCATTTTAGTGAGGCGTGACCGTGCTTGAACAGCTCGCCACGGCGTTCCCCGATCAAATCGAACGCATCAAGGCGTGCGCCACTACTCCGCTCGTCGAGCCGAGCGCGGGAACTGCGGGTGCGACGCTATCTATGGCGTTCGTGTGGGAGGAAACGACGGAAGGGCACGACTATTGGGCTGACCTTGCCCGTAAGGCGGGCTGGGGTGCGTGGGGGTGACGACCAGCTCCGAACAGGCACCACACATCGTCTACCAGGCTTGCGGCGGATTAGCAGAGGTGTTCCCTGACTACGCGTCGGCATTCGTGAACTGGAAAAGCCGCCACCACTGGGCACGTCCGTACCTTATCGCGACGGTGGGGTGCGTGTGCAGCCCGGCGGCAGAGATTGTGGATGTTGGGGAATAGGTATGGCACGGCATAAAGACCAAACGTGGTGCTTACCAGAGAGGGCACACCTACCGAACGCGGCGGCAAGACGCATTCGTGGGAGAGCATCACGGTTGCCGTCCTCATGGACATTCGCGACGAGTTGCAAGCCCTTCGGCGATTAGCGGATTGCTACCGCATTCCGCGCGCCCTCGACGCGCTGTACGGCATGGGCGTGGCGGCACGCCGGCGTAAGAAGCGCAAGGCGCGGAAGTGAACGCCACCTACACCCTTTCCGACACGTGCACGCTTTTCCATGCCGATTGCCGCGACGCCATGAAGGCGCTGCCGGACAATTGCTTGGATAGCGTCGTCACGGATCCACCGTATCATCTAACCAGTATCGTTAAACGATTTGGTAAGCCGGGTAGTGCACCGGCACAGTTCGGCACGGATGGCGCGTTTGCACGGGCGTCCCGTGGATTCATGTCCAAGGAATGGGATGGCGGCGACATTGCGTTTCAAGTTGCTACTTGGGCGGAGGTGTTGCGCGTATTGAAACCGGGCGGGCACCTTGCGGCGTTTGGGGGCTCGCGCGGCTATCATCGCATGGCGTGCGCGATCGAGGACGCGGGTTTTGAGATACGCGACTCGTTGATGTTTTTGTACGGCACGGGATTTCCTAAGTCGCACGATGTGAGCAAGGGAATTGATAGACGTAAGGACTGGAAATCGCTAGAGCAACTTGGCACGGCGATTAAGACCGCTCGTAACGTGCTCGGGATATCGCAGACGGAAGCGGCGCGACGTGTCGGTTTAATCGAACAGGATGAATCGCTTGGCGGTGGCGGGTTTATGTGGTTCGAAACTGGCCGCATGCCGACGCGTGACGAATGGCCACGAATCAAGATCGCGCTCGCGCTCAGTGACGAATTTGACGAGTCATTCGAAGCGGCGGAACGCGAGACGATTGGACAACACCGCGTTACTGGTCCCGGTACGAATATGCGCAACGGACTAGGCGGCGAACAGGACGAATTGATAGGCGACATTACTGTTTCTAAGTCCGCGCTTGCGTTGGAATGGGAAGGATGGGGCACTGCGCTAAAACCCGCATTCGAGCCGATCGTCCTCGCGCGCAAGCCGCTGTCGGAAGGCACGGTCGCGGCGAATGTTCTCAAGTGGCGGACCGGCGCGATCAATGTGGGGGCGTGTCGTGTGCCTTCCGCCGATGGTGACGCGCCCGTATCGTGGGAAACGCCACGCGGCGGCATCTGGCGCACCGATGCCGCCGCGAAAGCGGAATTAGTGACGACGGGGCAGGGCCGCTGGCCCGCCAACGTGGTGCACGACGGCTCGGATGAAGTGATCGGGGCGTTTCCGCGCGCCGGGGGCCAGCAAGGCGCAGTGTCCGGCGACGAACCGAGCGACGCGAGCGTGGGCGTAGTTACAGGCAAGCGTGCGCGGGTGGCTAGTGGTGCACCCCGTGGCGATAGCGGCAGCGCGGCGCGATTCTTTTATAGTGCGAAGGCCAGCCGCGCCGACCGCAACGGCTCCAAACACCCCACCGTCAAGCCGATCGCCCTTATGCAATGGCTCGCCCGCCTCATTACGCCGCCCGGTGGCATCATTCTTGACCCGTTCGCCGGTAGTGGCACGACCGGCGCTGCCGCGGCGCGGGAGGGCTTCCGGTGCATCCTGGTGGAGCGCGAAGCGGAATACGTGGCGGACATTGTGCGGCGACTTGGGCCGGTGGACAGCCCGCCGCTTGCGCCCACAAGCCCGTAAAGAAGTGTTGACAGTCACTCGTTGACGCGTATAGTCTGCGCACATGGACGCCGAACCGACCACAGCCGAGATTCGCGCCGAGGTGGAGAAGGCGTTTCGCGAGCGACTGCCCGCAGAGGTGCGGGACGCGTTCGACGAGTTTATCAGTGGGTACGAGGACGAGTGCAAAGAAGCGCGCGAAAAGCTTGAAGCGAGCATGGAAGAAGATGCCGGCACAATCGCGGACCTGACCGAAGCCTTAGAAGCGGTTAAATATTGGATGCTCGACGTACTGGTGCACAAACAGCCGATGCGCGACCCGCGCGCGGTGCTGCGGATGGTGGAAGGGGCGCTGAAATGACTGATACGGCCGCAAGCCCATTCATTCCCGGTGCGCGCGTCGCGATATCGAACCGTTTTCGTGACGGCTATACGGAACAGTTCGTGGACAAGGTCCACAAGTCGGGCCGCTTTACTTTGCGTGGCAGCGCGCAACAGTGGCGTCCGTGGCAGACGTGCGACGGTTGGCACGCAACGCAGACCGGCGAGGGCTGGACGCGCGATCGGGCGCGCATTTGGGACGAAACGACCGACGCGGAAATCAGCGAAAGTAACGCGGCGGCGAAACGTAAAGCACGCGCGATAAATTTGCGCCGTCGCTTTGATTCTGTGCCGCCTGACAAATTTACCGAGACCATGCTTGCTGCGATCGAGGCGGTGCTGCCGTGATCCAATACTGGCTCGTATGGATGCGTTCCGCCGCAATCGAGCGCCATCGCTTCCTCAATCGAACCTTCGAAAACTCCTGCCCGCGCAAGTGGGCCGCGCATATGCTGGTGGTTCGCATGGTTTATGGGTGGTGAGCATGAACCATACTGAGCACGTGCATGGGCTTAGCGTGTCGTACTGGCGCAAAAACGAACACAATCGGTCGATTGCCGTCGACAAGGCCGAAGCGACATGGGCTGACGTCGTGCCGATCGGCAAGTATTGGCCAAATTTCCATTTCGATTTGCCGGCGCAAGCGGGTGAACTGGAAAAAATGCAGCACATCGCCGCGCATTGCGCAAAGTCGGGCGATTATAAAGCGCGCGCAGAAATTCGCGCAGCATTGGGTGTGGCATGACCACCCACCTCATGCTAGATATCGAAACCCTTGGCACGAAACCCGGTGCCGTCGTCCTGTCCGTCGCGTTCGTCCGTTTCAGTGACGAAGCGCACACGACTTTAAACCTGTCCGTATCGGACCAGCTTGCCGCCGGCCTGACAATCGACGAATCTACGCACGCCTGGTGGGGCGCGCAGGAAGCGCAGGCGCCCGGAGCGTGGGCTGCCGTGACGTCCAATCCCGTGCCCTTGCTTGCTGCCCTTGACCACGTGGACGCTTGGCTTGCATGGGCGGCTAACGGAACCGACGCGCTGATTTGGTGCCACGGCGCATCGTTCGACGCGCCTATCTTGGAAGCGGTTTATTTGGCTGCAGGCCGCGTCGCACCGTGGAAATTCTGGAACATTCGCGACACGCGCACGCTCTATGACCTCGCCGGGGTAGACGTGAAAGCGTACGCGTGCCCCCCGCCGCACATCGCGCTAAACGATGCGCTCGGGCAAACGCGCGCCGCGAATGCCGCGCTGGCGGTGCTTAGTAGGGCGCATCGGGTGGCTGCGTGACCACCATCGCATTCAAAGACGGCGTAGTGGCGGCCGATACCGGCTTAACGGCCGGCGGCGCGCGTCTCGGTTACGTTACCAAGATCGTACGACGCGAATTGGACGTTGCCGGCGCGAGCGGTTGCGCATCGTGGGCAAGTGCGTTTCGCAAGTGGTTCCTTGACGGGGAACAGGGCGATCCGCCACCGATCAAACAAGACGGACAGCACGACGCGGCTAAAGGCGCTATTTTTCGCCACGATGGCCGAATTAACATTTTCGAATCGGGCGGATCGTTCGAACTAACGACGGATATGTTCGCGCTTGGCTCGGGTGGTCCGGAAGCGCGGGGCGCGATGCAATACGGCGCGTCGGCGGAGGCTGCCGTGCGCGTTGCGATGGCGCTCGATGAAGGAACATACGGAAACGTTGTCGTCCTGCGCGTGGGTGGCTAAATGGTTGCCTTCCCCACCAATCTCCGCGCCCTTAACATTTGCCGCACGCCGGACGGGATGTACCAGGCGTCGCTACAGACAGACGAGCACGCGGCGAATGCGTTTAGCGTCGCTGTGGCGGAAACTGTCGAGGAAGTGGTGCGATTTGTCTGCGGCATTAGGTGGGTCGCCCCGAGCGCACCTCCGCCGCCGTACTAGGAACAATCATGAAACGCAACGTCGCCGAAGTGCTGCGCGAGCTGGCAACCGCGTTCCGTGCCGAGCCCGATATGACGGTCGTCGAGGTGGTGGCGACACTGGAAAAGGCTGCCGCCGTGATTGAGGAAAGGGACGCAACGTGACTATCGGCGACCCCTGCATTGCGCGCCACGGTAGCGACGGCCAGGTACGTTGCGCCGCGTGCCGGCTCGTATGGGACCGCAACGACCCGGATCCTCCTACCTGTCCGCGCCGCTTGGTTGACGCGCCAGCGTTGGTGCCAATGGTGGTGTGGCAAACGGTGCCTGATGTCCGAACGCGACGTTACCATAAAGGCGTCAAAATATCGGACATGCCGCTGCGCGGCGAATACGTTCCGCATAGGTTCCGCTGTTTCGTATCTGCCCTACCGTTCAAAAGCGGCGAGCGTTGACAATCTGCCCGCATTGTGACAGTGTTGCGCGATCATGCCCCTCGTCCAAATCGGCGCGTCCGTCACGGTTGCGCTTGCCGTTGGGCAAACGCTTAGTCTTGATGGCGGACCCGGCCGCGTCGGTTCGGTGGCAGTAAGACCCGGTGCGCCTGTCTTACTTGGTAGGCCGGGCACGTATTTGCTTGAAGCCTTACAAGGCGCGATTGTCTACCGCGTGCGTGACGATCTATCCGACCGCCTCCGCGTCGGAGCCCGCAATCTGCAGTCCGCGCGCATTATTGCGGGCGCGATTATTGAAGGACAAAAGACTATGGCTCTGAAAGACAAGTTTGCACGGCTGGCGGAGCGCACCCGTACCGTGCCGGCCGCACTCTCCGATATGGCGGACAAGACGCTGGCGGACTTTGATGGCGTGGAAAAAGAGGGCGGCGACGCATTCGCCGCAATGGACACCGTCGTCGCTGATGCCAAGGCTGCCGTGGCGGTGGCCAAAGATGCCGTGGCGCAGCTCACGAATAGCCCCCCTTCCGATTAAGGCGATTTATTTCGCAGATAGTGCGTTTTGTGGTTGACAGTATGCGCGGCTAGCGGTAGGTTGCGGGCATGTCGACCGCACCTTCATTTTCCACCTTCCTCTCCGGTTTGGTTGGCCCGAATTGGGTTGTCGCGGCGCGGATCACGGATCGCCTCCGCGCCAAGTACGGTGACAACGTAAAGGTGCTTACGCCCGCGCGCTATAGGACACTGGAAAAGCAGTATCGGCAGTACTACGGCGATCCGAACGACCCGGTGCGCGCCGAGTTGTATCGGACGTTGCTTGCGGTCAAGGCGGCGGGTTTCGGTAATTTGGCGTTACGGCTGCGTATCGACGCAGCACTGGCAGCGGAGGTGTCGCGTGCGTGACTATCAATCCCTTCTCCGCCTCCTGCTCGACGCCGGCTGCGATTATGCCGAAGCGGACCGCGTGGCGCGGGAGTTGTCGAAATGAGGGGCCTGCTTTATCGCTCGCCCGACGTGCTGATTGACGGCGCAGTGTGGCACGTTGTCGTGCTACGGCGACAAGGCACTAATCGTGTGATTACACAATTTCGGTTTCGCCGGTCGATTCGTGAAATGTGGCAGCCGGTAGCGAATTGGCCCGGTCCGTTGCCCAAGGGGATCGGACATCGTTTTAGAAACTATCGCCGGTCCGTAAAAGTCGCGGAGGCGGGTGCGGATTTACTGGCCATAGCAATTCAGGGAGTAGCAGCATGACGAAAGAAAAGCTCCAAGACGCATCTATCAAAGCCGAGAAGGCGATCCACGACGGGCCGGTTGTCGGCGCGCGGTGGGCCGTGCCTATCTTGGCGGCGCTTGCCGTTTTGCTGCAGCATGAGGCGGATAAGGCGGGTGCTACCAAGCAGTAAGCGTTGACAGTCGCCAGCGGCGCGGATAGTGTGCGATACGCAAGGAACGAATCTAAATGCGCGTATTGTCGGTATCGCAAGCAAAGCGAGGGTTGTTGACCGCAAAGCCTTTATTACCTCGCGAGGGTTCGCGCACTCGTGAATTATATGACTTGTTTTTGAATAGCAGAGGCGTTCCGTTTTCTTATTTGGTAACGTCCAACGACAGTCCCAAACTTAACCAATTACGGGACCGCTATGGGCTGGATATTAGAAGTGTCGATAGAGGTACTTGGGTGCTAGCGGGAGAGTGGTTCGGAAAGAATTACGTCGATTATATTGCTGCGTGCATTGCCGACGCGCCGTGACCATCATCCTCCGACCGCACCAAATCGCTGCGGCCGATGCCGTCGAAAACGCGTGGCGATCCGGCGTGCGTCGACCGCTGGTCAATGGTTGCGTGTCGTCCGGTAAGTCGCTCATGATGGCGGAAATATCCCGCCGCGCGCTTGCACGTGGGGCACGCACCATCATTACGGCGCACACTCCCGAGCTGGTAACTCAAACTTGGGAAGCGTGCCGATCGCTTATGCCCGACGTGCATATCGGAATCAACGCGGCGACACTTGGCGAGCGGACATGGCGCGCGCCGGTTATCTGCGCAATGATACAATCGGTACATCGGCACGCGGCAAGTTTTGGTCCGATAACCAATCTGCTAGGTGACGAATGCCACCTCTGGCCGCACGCCGAGTCGGGCATGCATCGCACTTTCGCGCGTGACCTTGGTGACGTGTTCATTGCGGGTTTCAGCGGCACGACGTTCCGGTTGCAGGGCGGGTCTTTGGTTGAAGGGGAGGGTGCCCCTTTTGACCGGGAAGTTTTTACATACGGCATTCTCGACGGGATCCGCGACGGCTACCTGTGTCCCGCGTTCTCTCTTGGTGCCGACGATAAGATTGACGTATCAAAACTTCGCACGCGCCAAGGCGAGTACACAGCCGAGTCCAGCGACGCGCAGATGATCGCGGCAATGGACAACCATATTTTACAGATGGTGCACCACGGAGCCGATCGCAAAGCGTGGCTTATATTCGAAGCGGGCACCAAGTCTGCCGCCGCGATGGCCGCGCGCATGAATGAGTGGGGCATACCGACCGGCCTAGTGCTCGGAAGCAAATCAAGAGCGGACATCATCGCACGCCAAAGAACTGTCGAACAGTATCGCGCCGGTCGATTGCGCGCACTGGTCAATGTCCAGTGTTTGACCACGGGGTTTGACGTTCCGCAAGTGGACCTATTGGTGCTGCGTCGCCCCACGAAGTCGCTAGGGCTTTACGTTCAAATATGCGGACGCGCATTGCGTACGGTCGGCGGCAACATCGAGGCGTCAATAGCAGCGGGCAAAAGCGATGCTGCAGTTCTGGATTTTGCGGGGCTGATAGACGCTTTTGGCCCCCTAGATTTTATCCGGCCCAAGCAAACCGTCAGCCGCCTCGTTTCTTGCGACGCTTGTGGAAAGCGCAACGCTGCCGCCGCGGCGCGGTGCTGGTCCTGCAACGAATTGATGACCAAGAATTGTCCCGCGTGCCTCACGCAAATAGCCAAGGGCACGCTGGATTGTCCCGAGTGCGGCTTTGATATGCGAACGGGCGGTGGCGAAGCTGCACGGCCCGCAAAGCTGTTCGACGTGCCATCGGGCGCGGCGCTGATACGGGCGTGGGCACCCGGCAAAGAGCGGCAAGGCGGATGGTTGCCGGTGGTGCGGGCGTGGCAGCATGGCGATGGCCACGCGATCGTGCAGACGGGCGACAATGAGCGGCACGAGCTGCGGGGCGCACTGGCGGGGCAAGCGGCCGTGGCACGGTGGCTGCGGCTCGGGGCGAGCGGCGTGGCCATCCTGGTGCCGAATGGGCCGTCTAGAAGCAGCGCGCGGCAGATATCGGCGGACGGGGCGGAAATCATCGTGCCGTTGCCGGCGATGGTGGGGCAGGGCGAAGCTGCTTAGCGGACTGTAACATTTCGTGATACCTATCGACGGCAGACTGTGCAATTACGTGTTGACAGTATGCGGCAGCGTCGTAGTGTGTACATACAGACACGGGAGACGACCATGGCAAAGACCCTTTATTTCAACGGCGAAACCGAACTAACCCGCATTTCACCCTTGGCCAATGCCGAATTCGCTAAGTCCTTTCCGGGCGTCAATGGTCGCAAGTACGATGGATATTCGATGAAAGTCGGCTCGCCAATCGGTCACGCTTCCGTATTTGTGGCTGGCAAGGGCTGGAATCACGGCCCCGTGATGCCGGTCGAGCGCATCGTGACCTACAAATCCAACCCTTCCAAGCATGTGTGCGACGCGCGCTGCATGAATGCCTCGGGACGCACGATGAATTGCGAATGCTCTTGCGGCGGCAAAAACCACGGCCTCGGCGGTTTCCGGGCGGAGGCGGCGTAATGGCCGACGAGAGGTACTGGACGTATTGTTCAAGCGCGCCGACACCCGTGTATATGTCCGTGCCGCCGTGGGTGTTTGGTGGCACGGAACAGGAATGGCATTCACTTTCTCCCGGCATGCGTCGTGAAATTGTGCGAAGTTACGCCCGTCGCACGTCCGCGCCGGTACGATATCCACCTCCGCCGTACTAAAGGAACACGCCATGCGCTGCGAGCACATCTTTTGCCAAGTCGAAGCGACTGCGCGACTCACGGCCCCGCGCATCAAAGAGCGGTGCCCGTTTTGCGACGAGCACTTGGAGGAAATGCTTTCGTGGGCAAACGTGTATCGGCGCGTGCCCGGCCGTGTCGTTGTGGAGCGGGTGACGTGACACCCCACACCGACCAAATCCTGTCCCTTGCCGACGCCGGCGAGCCCGTCGCGGATATCGCCGCGCGCCTCTCCCTTTCCGCTGGACGCGTCTACACCATCTTGCGGAAACATCGCCCCGATCGAAAGCGCAAGCAGCGGACCCGCACCAGCAACAAGCCGGACCAGGCGCGCGCCCTGATGCAAGGCGGGGCGAGTGCGGCGCGGGTGGCGCTGTTGCTCGGGGTGACGCGGCAGTATGTGTATCAGATTGGTCGGGGCAAATGAGACAAACAAAAGCGAAGCAATACGCGTTTATCGTACAGCAAGCCGCCGAGATTGAGCGACTTCGGGCTGCACTCAGAGACGGTTCACAACGTGTCATGAATCTGGCGCCTCGCGATGGCACGGGCGACTCGACAGCGTACTTTCAATTATCCGTGGACCTAATGGCGGCGGTGGCGCCGGTACGAACCAAATGTGGGGAATGAATGACATGAGGTCGACCCACGTAGCCGTTTTGCGACACAACGACCGCACCAAGAAAAAGGCAGTCATCGTGCCGCCCGGTCAATCGCTTGATTTTGACGAAGGGCCGGGTTCAAGCCGTCGATGGCTGGATCAACATTTAGGTCTCGACTGGCACCTGGCCGAGTTCTTGGAAATCGAATGGCCGCGGCGTTGATTGTGTCGTTACCGCCCCTTGCCGAAAGATGTTGACAGTCTGCACGCATTGTGACAGGTTGCGCCCAACACCCACCCAAGCGGGGCCGCATGCCTTCCTCTCCAACGCAAGACAACTACACCAAGCACGGCGCGGGCGTCCTCGCCGCATTGGTTGAGAAGTATTGGCACGAGCGCGGCCACCCACAAGTCAAAGCCGAGCGGTACGCCCTCGACGGCCTCCCGAACACATGGGGCGTGCGGAGTAATTTGGTGGCGGGATCGCCGCCGGCCACGACCAGCCGTCACACGATGCAACAATGCTAGCCAACATTCGCAACAAGTGGCTGCGGCGGCTGGCACTGTGCATCGTCGTGCCGTGTCTTGCGGCGCTGGTCTTAACGGCCAAGGCAATTGAGCACATGAGCGCCTGTTTAAACGCCGAGATAGGCGAGGCGGTGCGCGACGCATGGCGCGGTCCTGTCAAGTGAAACCGGGCCTAATCGACGGCTACACTCGCGCGCTCGGCGCTCCGGTTGATTGGGACGCGCACAAGCACGGCGTATGCGGCATGTTGCCAATCCGCGACGAAATGTCGGCGGACGGGTTACGCCGAATGGTATCTGCGTGGACACCGACATGGGAGGAAGCCGCCGCGATTGTCGCTGGCGCTCCGGTTCAATTGACCATCGTAGGCACGTCGCACCCGGTCGTATCGCTTGGCGTCGGCGCGGTGCCGCGTGCAGAGTAAAGTAGCGGCAGCGGCCAAGGCACGCGCCAAGGCGGATGCGCCCGAGCGCAAGCGCCGCGCGACGTACCGGGCAACAGTAAACGCGATAGAGGCAGCGGCGCACGGGGCGGGTAGGGCGCCTGTGGCTACTGGTCAAACGATCATTAAGTCGAGGATGAATGAAGCGCCGCTTGCCCGATTGAAGCGCACCGGGCGACTTGACGCATTTGAACTAACCGCCGCCGATGAAATCATATTCGCTTACGGCGTGTCGATTGGATCCGTTGGGCCGCGCGATTCGGACCTCGGCATTCCCGCCACATTCCGGCCGGATGGCGCGGACCGCGCCGCGGCGCGTCGGGTCGATACGGTGGTCGCCTATCAACGCTGGCGGCGCGAGCTGGCCAATACGCCGGCGCTCGCGGCGGCGATCGCCATGCTGCTTGACGAGCGCGGCGCGCGCGCGGTGGAGCGCGACGAGGGGTGGCGCAACGGTTCGGGCACGGCGCACCTGGTGAGCGCTCTAAGGCACTATGCGGCGCTACGTGGCAATACGCCTCGCGGCGCGCGATGGAAACTGCCCGGCGCTCGCGGGGGCGCATTGGCGGAAGCCGAGCGGCTGGCGCGATTGGTTCCACGGACAGTACGCGACTATGCAGACAGTTGACAACGGGACGCACAGGTGCTAGAAAAGGGCAAGCACAGGATTCCGTTAGGTAGTGTAACGGACGTGGAGAGGACCAATGAAGTGACCAGCGGCGGCCTCGACTAGCTTTTGCGTTTCTTCGACCGGCGCCCCTTCGGGCACATTCAGACTTGGTGTCACCCGCCTAGAGCGGCCCCAACCTCGTAGCGAAGGCGTTACGGGGAGAACCCATTTGGAGCGACCATGTACGACTTTGAAGGCGCGGGCCTCGGTATTGTCCAGGAATTCGGCGGCATTACCCGCACCAAGACTACCATCTAGCAGCCCTCACGTCTGACGCGGCCCATTCACCCGTCAAACCGGCTCATTAGCCACTAAAATCAGGACGTTGCGCGCAATGCGTGCGGCGCCAGACGTGAGGGTTTCAAATCTGCCCTTCGGGGCGGCTCGGTTGCCCTGAGACGCCGTGGGGCCAGCACAAGATTGACACGGCCGCGCCGAACCGAGCGGCGCTCCAATTTAACCCGCGTCGCAATTGGTGCCGCGGTATTTGTCGCTCGGAACGCCTCTGTGCGGTCGCTCCGCCATGCTACCGGGCATAAGAGGCGGCGATTCACTCGCGCGTCTCTAGATTAGCGAACAAAACCGGCACCACGCGGGCTCCTAGGCCGCGCAGGACGGGACAACGGCGCTAATCATTATTGCATCTAGGGCGGGGTGCCCGGCAACTTGTCACCTAACGACATAGGGCCGCCGGGTAAACGGGAGCATGTGTCAACGGCCCCGCTAGGATTTACCATGGCCGCTCATACCGACGAGCAGCGCGTATTTATCATCCGGCGATTGGCTGAATTCGAATCGCCGCAAGAGATTATCACCGCATTCGCCGCACGCTGGCGCACCACCTCTTGCGCCTTGCCCGATATCGAGGCGTGCGACCCGCGCCGCACTACCTTGTCGCCGCTGCACCTGGCCATCTTTACGACTAGGCGGACCGAATATCTGGCAAATCTGGACGTCTCGGCTCCGACCGCGAACAAGACGGTGCGCCTCGTTTGGCTGCACCAAATGGCCGAACGCTACCGGAACAATAACCAGCCGGCCGACGCGCGATCGGTGCTGCGCCAAATCGCCGAGGAACAGGGCGACGTGGGGCCGGGCAAGGCGGGGAAGGCAGAGCCGCCGACCGAACCCGTAACGAGCATCACGCGAACGATTGTGGATCCGTCGGCCCCCGTCACCAGCGAGTAATCATGCAGGCGGGCCGCACCCTCGACATTCCGACGCCGAGGGGTTTTGTTCCACTGCTCGCGCCCCGCCAGTTCAAAGGGGCGCGCGGCGGGCGCGGCGGGGCTAAGTCGCGATTCTTTGCTGACTTGCTTGTGGAAAGCTGTGTATCGCAGCACACCCGCGCGGCTTGTGTGCGCGAAGTGCAAAATTCGATCAAGGATTCGGTTAAGCAGCTCTTAGAGGACAGCATTCGTCGCTTTGGTGTGGCGCACCAGTTCAAAATCACCGAACGCGAGATTGTTTGTCCACTAAACGACAGCCTCGTTATCTTTCGTGGCCTGCAAAATCACACCGCGACGTCCATAAAGTCGTTGGAAGGCTTTAACCGCGCCTGGTACGAGGAAGCGCAATCGCTTTCGC